TTAGCTGATTGACACATCTACATGAAATTGAGTTGAGTCTATTCTCTCGTTATTGGAATATATTTTTAGCATGCTATTAAAGTCTCCATTGCCAAAATAATACAAATCAAAAACAATATCTTTACCTGAATTTAAATCTAAGGTAACAGTTCCTTTAGAGTATTTTTGTTCCCGGTTATTATAGATATCGTATTTCTTAATCAATAACTTTCTAACTTTTATATCCACTTCCTGAGCGGTTACTTTCGGTTTATTGACTGTAATAAACATAGGCGGCTGTTGTTTACTTTTATCCCACACGTTTATAGGAACTTTAATTTCTTTTTTTCTGAATTAGTTAATGTAATTCCACCAAACGCTTCATACCTTTTTCCTGGACATTCACAAGCCTCTTGTGCAGATAGAGCATAAATATCTACTTCTTTATCTTTGAATTCCTGTGATATCCAATCTTTCTCAAAAAAAACTGACAAATTTTTATCCTTGACACTATATTTCAACATATGGCTTGTTACAATATCTGGAGAATTTTTTATATTATCGGCTTCAATTAAGTTAGAATCATGCTTATAAAGCGATTCTAGATTATGTCTATTGGTTGTATTATAAGAATTTGCTTGAACAACATTGGAATATAAAAGAAATGACAAACATATAATCATGCTGTAGATTTTCTTATCAATATGTGAGTAGCGACAATTATATCTCATTTTTTCTCCTTAAGAAGTGAGAGTTTTATTTATTAAATTTAACTAAGTATATATCAATATGAAGTTGATCAGAATAAGCGGTCTTATTATCACTGTATTTTTTTAGCATACTCTCTCTGTCACCATGTCCTGTATCAAAAAGATTATAAGAAATTCTCTCTCCACTATTCAAATGAAAAATAATATTTCCTTCCTCAAAGCCAGATTGAAATCTAGAGGAGCGGCCAAAATCTTTAACATCACCGAATCCGTATATATTAAAATGTTTTTGAAGATAATATCTTGATTTCACATCAAGTTCCTGAATAGTAACCTCTTTCTTATCAGTACTCACTGTACTTATATCTGTATAGCTATATTTTTGTTGAACGCCGTCTATGAAAATATTAACAGGTATATTTTTTTTATCAATTCTATTACCGTCGCTTAAAGTAATACCTCCATATGAATTCTTTTTTATATTAGAGTTACAGGGAGGAGAATACTCCAAAGTAAATATATCCACCCTTTTACCAGAAAAAAATTTAGCTTTTTCTACGCTATTAAGTTCTACTTTTAATTCAATCGAACTATTGCCATAAGGAATATTTTTGTAGAACAAACTACCTGAAAATGGCGGACCTTCATTTATTTTTCCTTTTACTTCTGTTGGATCATATGTAGAGTATAAATTCCTTAAATTAATAACTCCCACACTACTCATCTCATACGCGTAACACGTTGGAATTATAGCTGATATAAATACCCACAATAGAAAAGATGAAGTTAAAAACTTTTTAAAATTAACATTTACAATTTTTCTCACTTATAAGTGTACCCTATTCTTCTTTAATAATAAGAAATCACAAAATATTTTAGCACAAAAAAGAAAAAAATCAACGAAAATGCTTAAATAACAATTAAAATCTTTATAACAAAAACAGCCCCCGCAAAAGCGAGGGCATTTGTCTTATCTCGGAGCTTTACCTCCTATCTAAAAGTACCAAAGTTGGTCACACGTCGTCCGTTTTCGGAATTTCCGACGGACACATATCGTCTAACACCAGTAACACTGATGTATGTCACCCAAATATAACCATCTGAGTCAATCCAAGCATCATAGTTAAATTCCATGTTTTCGCCATAAGTTGCCACAATTTCTGCGTCTAATCGAGGCGCAGAACGGACGTTTAAAGCAGCAACACGAACAGTAAAAGTACCTGTTTCAGGGTTAGCTACATAAGTACCATCTGACTGTGCAACCACTGGAGCGCTTGGCTCTGTCACTGCTGCTGGCGTACTATCGTAAGGAGGGTAAAACCAACCCAAAATATATCCAGTGCCATCTTCAAATGGGCGGTCAACATATCGAGCTGGACCACCGATGTAAAGGGCGTCAGCATTACCATCCACGTTTTGCTCGATGTTATGCAGAACATATCCGTCTGATGTAACAATGACTAACCCAGTATGACCATAGCCGTGAGCGTAAGTTACCATCACAAAGATAGCCCCAGCTCGTGGATTAACTCCAGGAGCATTGTAGACCACTTCCATTCCTTGGGCGGCTGCACTATCTAGTAAGTCAATAGCATTTCCCCAAAGGGCAATGCCAAAATATTTTGTCGTGATCCAGTTTGGCAAGTCCACGCACTGCGTACCGTAAACATTATCGAGGTCAACCCCTTGACCAGTGTCTGCCAATCCTTTTGCAAAAGACAAGACTTCATCTAAAGTTGCCATATTATTGACCTTTCCAGTTATCATTCATGCGTTTAACAGCTGATTCGATAAAGACTTCCATTTGTTTATCAGACAAATAGACATTATGTTTTGATAATTCGTCACGAACCGCAACTTTAGCTTCTGTTAGTTTTTCGATACCTTTGATGTCTTTGTCATAAGAAATTTGTTCAACAGCTTCAACAGCATTACGAGCAACAATTTCAGCGATTTTAACCGCTTTTTCGCCACCTTTTTTTAGTAGATAATCTTTAACAAGCTTAACCACAATACCTGCCAAAATAGTCAAAATTGATAGTGATGATCCTGTAATAATATTAGTAATTTCTTGCATTTTATTTCTCCTTTATTTCTCCTTTGTCTCTAGTACAGTTAGTCGGATGTCGTGAGCATCGAGTCTCCCCTCATGCACCTCAATGTCTTTGCGCATCTCAGCTCTCTCTTTTGTGGCAGTGTTGAGATTATAATTTAGGTCTTTGATGGCATCGGTCAGAGGATTTACTGTGTCTGTCAGTAGCTTATTATTTTCCACCTGTAATCTTTCTGCTAGTCTGCTGTCTGGCTCAATAACAAGCTTTTTGTAAATCCAAATCATAGCACCACCAATGAGGGCAAGGGCACTTACTGCCCCCGCTAACTCTTTGATTTGAATTAAGATTTCGTGCATCTAACCACCTCTAATCTTGCTTAACTAAGTCCGCATATTTGATGACTGTAACTTTATCCTCTTCCTCTAACTCTTTAAGTGTCTGTTTGTCGTAAGTAAATGGCTCGTTGACATGTACAAAGACAAGATTGCCTTCGCCTGCTTGCTCTTCGTGTTTATCGTCTACCACCGTAAAGACATCATACGCTTGATACTCACCTTTTTGGGCTGGCTCGATTAGCTCAAGCATGCCTTTATAAATGTCAGAATCAATCTTGCCGCCGCTCGTTAACATGTGGATGGTTTGCAAGTTAATCATTCGCTGTGTACGCTCTGCGGACACCTTAGCTAATCCTGCGGCTGTTTGGGCTGTTTTAGCGGTCTTAGCGGTTTCCTGTGAGATTTTTTCTAAGTCATCCACTTTTTGCACGGCTTCGCCCATAGCGATTTCGACGTATTCAGATTTTTTAAATTCTTCCAAAGTAGCTTTGATAATCTCTGTGTCATTAGTTGAGGTTAAGTCCTGCTTGATTGGCTGAGAGATGACTGAGCCATCCTCAGCAGTGATAATAATATGTGTGCTTGCGACTGCTCCTGTGCTGTCATATTGTGGGTATTTTCCTGTTACTTTCCAATTTCTCATGTTTATTTACCTTCTTCCTTCGGTGCTGTTGCTTCATCCAATTGTGCGTTTAGTTCTTCCAATTCGATTTCATGCTGTGCTTTTAATTGAGCATTTTCTAGCGTTAAATTAGCAACTTTAAGTGCTAAATCGTTAATAATTTTACCTAATAATTTTTCTTGCATTGTTTCTCCTAAATTCCAGTCATATAATTGCTATGCTCGTTCATGATAGCGCTAGTAAAATTCGGGTGTGTAGTATCCCAGCCAACATTTTGTAGATGTTTCCAGCACCTTGCCAAAGCTACAATCGCATAATACATTTTATTGATATCCACAAGTGTGTTTACACCCGTTGGTGTCATTTTAAATCCACGGTTTATACCAAAATCATCCGCAAAAATGATGGTATCTCCATAAATTTCTGCCTGATCAACTGATGCTGTATGTTCATATCCGCTAGCCGTCCGGAAAAACCTTGCTCCACAAAAACGACCAGATGACGCGCTATTGATACCATCACCAGATGAAGTGATTCCGATTGACGCATAAAGAGCCGACCTTGTAAAGTTTTTTGGTGTCGCATTACTAAAATGCACAAAAGCAGTGTGGGTACCTGATTTTCGAACAAGCGCATTATTGTTGCTGTTGAAATTGATGGATGCATCGCTATTAAAATCGATGGTAGAGTTGTTTAAATCAATCATCATAGCACCATTTCTTGCTCTGATAACTTTACCCTCAAGCAAATCAGTGATAGCATAGCTAATTCTTGCCTTGATAAAATTGGCATCTAAACCAACAATACTGCTAGCTTTGAGATTAATCACATTGATTTTGTTTGCATCGATTGTCCCACCGATAATCTGGTCAGCCTTGATTTTGATAGCGTTGGCAATCTTTGTGGTAAAGGTGCCATTAACCGTCGTATTGCCATCGAGAGCGATGTGTTTACCTGCGATTGTTACTCCGTAGGAGTTGAGGTTAATTGCTGAGATAATCTCATTACCAGACATTTTGGCATTAATGCCGCCAGCCTTTTGGATAGCTAATTTAATGCTGTCTCCAGCGCCACTAATAATACTCATGACACCATCTCTAGTAACCCGCTGCTCAATTTGTCCTGCTAGTTGAGTAAGGCGTGATTGAATTTTACCAGTCGGGGACCCCACATCACTCTGCAAACCTCTAACTGTATGGGTTAAGCTACTGTAATTATCTTCCGCATCCTGCAAACGCCGCTGATAGCTAGCTAAGTCCTGTTGCACACGGCTGACAGCACCTTCGCGGTTACGTATCTCTTGTGAGATTTGGTTAGCAGTGGTCTGTTGCACCGTTCTTAGTCCGCTGATTTTAGACTCGAGTTCTGTCCGCATACCTTGATTTGAGCGAGTAAACTCAGCACGTAAGCCATTGAGTTTGTTTTCGTAGGCCTCGGTCGTGCCGCTTGAGGTTGTTGTGATCTTAGCAGATAACTGTCTTAGCTCGTTATCATACTTTTGTGATAATCCTTGAGCGGTTGCTTGTATCTCAGCTTGTAAACCGATTTTATCATTGGCTAGTTGAGCTTTTAGGCCGTTAATGCCAGACTGGTAACTTGCGGATAACTTCCTATCAGCGTCTTGATATTCTTGTCGCAAACCATTGATACTAGCCTGTAAACTAGCTGTCTGTTCGTTTGCTTTGTTTAAATCAAGTTTTAGACCATCGACCGTCAAGCCGAGTTGAGCGGTCTTTTGCTCTAGCAAACTCTTAAGCTGGATACGCTGACCTTGCACTGTCCTTAGAAACTCGGACTTAAGTCCTCGCTCAGTATCAGATATAGTCTCTCTGATACCTTGAGCCGTTGTTAAAATCTCATTTTTAATAGTCGTATCAAAGTATGTCTGTAACATACCATGATTGTTTAGCTTGATTTTTGTCCAGAGCTGAGAGTTAGCAGTATCTGTCAGCTCTAAATTAAGCTCTTTGAGGTCTTTAAATAGTCCAGTCGGATTACCTGTCCCCTCGACAACCACGGGCGCCACGTAATTAGTTGGCTTATCTCCTCGCTCAATCATGAGCTGGTTAAAGCGAGTTGTACCGATACATTTGTCGTTGGCTATTTTAACGCTTTTTGTGTTATCATCAGCCGTAAATGTATAATAAGCACGTCCATCTGAGCCGATCGTTAAATTTGACTCGTCTAATGTTAGTGTTGGGTCTCTACTCATTTATCCTCCTTAATCTGTTTTTTGTATGAGTTTTTTTAACTCAGCAATTTTTTCATCTACGTATTTTTTAGTCGCAGCATGTTTTTCAGATGTTGGATCTTTAACTGTTAGATTACCAGTTACAGTTGAATTTGCACCTGAGTGAAAGCCGCCATCTGGACCTACATAAAATTTGTCTTCATTTTTATTTCTGATTCTGAGCATTTTACCAGTTGTTCCTGTGGAGGAATTGATGTAGATTCCTTGAGCGGCTGTTCCTTCACCGTTTGTCTTTTTGACAATATCAATGGATAACGCTGCAGCGTTTTCATCGTAATTTGCCTTAACGTTTGGGTTTTCGTGAGTAATTTTTAGCGTTCCCAATGCTTTTTCAACGCCTCTAATTTGCATCGCACTACCGCCTTCGTTGGCACTGGTTATATTAAGTGCCGAGGAAAAATTAGGTGTGCTCGGCTGGCGCATTACAATATTTACAGCATTAGTCTTACCGCTGTAATCGACAAAAAGCGCTGATTGATTGAAGGTCTCTTTGTCAGAGCGTAAAATCATCAATGGTCCATCAGTAGTATCTTTATTTGTATACATCACCATAGCAGCACCTTCCGATTTAGACATATCAATGTTAATCGCTCCTCCTACGGAAGATGAGGGTTTAATACCACTTTTATTAGGTTTAAACTGTAGTTGTCCTGTCACTATGCCGCCTGTCAAACTCAATTTTTTGTCTAGCTCTATTTTTGACTCTGCTTTTGAGTAAACAGCGCTTTTATCTGCTTTGCTTGATTCTAATTTGGTGATTTTACTATTAGTTTCTTTTTTTGTGCAAACGCATCTAGATTTGGTTTATTTTGGAGTTGATTATAATCTGTCGTTCCAGTTTTGCCAATCGGACCTGTTGGGCCAATTGGGCCTCTTTCTCCTGTAGGACCTTGAGGTCCCATAGGACCACGCAAGTCTTTTAAGTCCTTGAACTTATTTTTACCATCGCCAACTTTTGGGTAACCCGTAGTCATGTCAATTCCAATTTCTCGCTCCATTAAAATATCGGAACTTGATTCCCACCCTTGTGTGGTCATGCCTCTATGCTGTATCCTTGCTGATGCAACTTCTTTTGACATTAAATACCTCCGTTTCCGTCAAAAATAATATCTGGGTTTTCCGCCCAATCCAAAACTAAATCAGCATTATTACCATCAACCACATCTCTATAACTCATCCCCAGAGCCATATTTCGCACCTCCGACGCATTTAAATCTACTTGCTTAGATTTGTACCAGTCACCACTTAAAGTGACTGAGTAGCTCAAAGGATAGACGTTGATGACCTCTGTGTCCTTAATTAGAGTAAAAGTCTCAGGCTCCATTTTTGCCTTAGTAGGTGTCAGTACCAGTTTAACTCCCTTATTATTAGCTTGGATCAGCGTGATAGCCACTTTTTTGAGCGGCTCACATGTCTGACTAAAGCTGATTGTGTAAGTCTCGCCACGCTTAAAACCACCGTCGTTAGCTTCTACTTCTATGTAATCCTCATCATAGGTTTTGGTGCGGTTAGGGTCGCCAACCAAGAGGTTTTTGTTGTAGCGGGTCTTACCGTTATTCCCTAAAATTTCGGCAGTTAAACGAGATTCTTCGCTTGTCTCACTCACTCTATTTTTGAGATCATCAAAGCTTTGTTTAATTGATGGGATGTCATCGACTTTAATAGCTTCTGTGATTTTTTTAATCGCTTCCTCTGGGAGTGATAAACTTCGTAAAGTTTCTTCAAACTCTTTTTGCTTGATTTCTGCATCACTTAAAAACTCAACAAGCCGCTTATCCACTTCCTTTGCCAGTTTTTCGGCTTCTGTCACCTTAGCGTTAACCTCAGCAACTTTGACCTCTGCATTAGCTTCAGCTTTTTTGATGCCATCTTCAATCTCTTCACGGAGTTTAGCTTCTTTTGTGTCAAAAATACGATTAGCATTATCAATCTGCTTTTGTAATTTTGCTTCAAATGCTGCGTCATGTTGAGCAGTTGATTCAGCTACCTTATTGTCAATTTGATTGCTAATTTGTTTTGCTAAGTTGGTCTTAATCTCTCCAAAGATGATGGATTTTAACCGATTAGCCATAGGGGCGAACCGATAGCCAGTGATTTGCATTCGTAAGTCTCTGTCATAGAGCTCGTGGAAGACAATTGCTGTGTCAAATAGCCTAACAGCGCCCTCGTAGTTATTAGTAACATCAATTTTTAAACTATTACCTGGTATGTCGCAAAGAGTTTTTTCAAAGTATTTCTTACCATATGCAAGCAAGTCCTCTTCTGTTTTGACATCTTGATCCTGCACCTTGATAGTCTTTTCAACAATTATCGGATGAGTGTCTTTGAGCTTGCTCTCAACAGATACCCTAATTGTTTTCTTTTTCGGTGATTCACTATGACCAATGTTTCCATCTGAAGCTTCTCTGGTTTCTACTTCATGTTCTTCTTCTACTTCAGCAACTAAATGAAGGATAGAGACAAGCCCTTTGATAGTATCTGTTTCCTCATAAGATTTGAGGTTTTTCTTGTACATGAACAAGGTTTCGGTATCTTTGCCAGCTTTTTTGAGCAAGTTAATTTGGTATTTATTTCGTACAAGTTCGCCACCCCACTGCCCCATGATTGAGTGCTTGCCATTAGCTAAAGCGTCCATAACAGATACGTCTGATTGATTAAATGTGTGACGACCGTCAATATCACTAAAAAAGCTAAAAGGATGCTCACGCTTGATACTACCTGCTAACTCTGACATTACTGTCATACCTTGCACCCTATCAACACTGATAGTGTCAATTGCATAGCCATTTAAGTCATCAGCGACCTGATTAGCGTAAACGTTAATATAGCCATGCCGCTTAGTAATTTCAAAAATCCTAAAAAGCTGAGAACCATGCAGATCATCAGCTTCTAAGATTATTCCTTTTTTTATTAAAGGGCGATACTCGTGTTTAGCAGGATACTTAAAATTTAGTTTGTAATCACTATTGGCCTCCTGTGTAATCTCATCTTCAAAGGCTGCTACAAGAGGGGTATTATCATCTTTAATCGATATCAAACCTTATACCTCCACCTTGGACTAATTATTGTTCTAGTAATGCCTCCACTGACGGCAATACCTTGTGTGCCAGGTTGTATTTCAAAAAAACTTCCTCTTATTCGGATTGAGTTTTTCACATTACCTTCAGCATCATAGACGCATTGTTGGCCATGTTTGCACTCAATCGTTGCTTTACCTGACAAATTTAATTCCATGACCTGTTTGCCAATGGTTAGCGTTCCTTTACCAGTACCCTCAACAACTATCTTAGGTTCGCTGAAAACATTTCCTGCATTGTTAATGTTTCCGTTGCCTGCAATTACTACATCTGAGACACCTTTTGCGTATCTAAATGGATAAAGAGCAAGTTTGAGAGTCACACGCCATGATGACATGGTTACCGCATTGATTTTGACAGATAAACAATCATAGTAATAAATAGAGTTAGGTATGTGCCAAAATTCGATTTTTTTACTAAGGCCGTCTAAATGATTAATTAGATTAACTGCATCATCAAAAGTACTCAAATGCCACATTATGGTTGGTTTAGATTCATTATATGACTCCAATTCCCTACTAGTTCCATTCATGCCATAAGCTTCATTTTCGACAAAACTAGGGGATAGAATATCCCCCACATCGTAACCGGTCAAAACACAATTAGGGATTGAAGATGTGTCAAAATCATCAATAATAACTTTAGGTATCATACAATCCCCTCTCTAGCCATAATTTTGGCAAATTCTTCGTATAAAATAGCGCTGACTTTTTCTTTGTCTAGATAGACATCCGTATTTTTATCAAGGATATCTTGCAACAGAGCAAGCACCCTAACAAAGAATAATGACAAGTCACTTGTAGCAGAACCGACTGTAGTTTTAGTACTAATATTGCTTGATAGTAAGTCATCAGCTGTGACGCTTGGTTTAGCATCGATACCGAGAGATAGACTTTTACCTGTCATGGTGCCTGCAAGGTCGTCAGCCATGCCAGAGACATTTGATTTAACCTCTTTAAAGCCGTCAATCAAACTTGTATTAAGTCCACCCATAATTGCTTTACCAGCAGGTTTTAGTAGAACTCTATCATAAGAGATAGGTCCTTTATGTTCTGCAATCCAGTTGGCGATACCGCTCACAAAACTTTTGACGGCTCCCCAAGCTGATTTCAAACCGTTTAAGAAACCATTCATAATTGCGGCACCAGCTCCAGAAGTATCAATGTTTGCCAAGCCTCTAATTGTGCTTGAGATTGAATCGATAACTCCATTTACTGCTGAACCAACACTAGACACTAAGCTACTAAAACTACTGAAGGCTGATTTTATGCCATTTATAACAGAGCTTATGATACCCTTAGCCACATTTATTGCGTCTCCCATTGCCATCCAAGCAAGTGAGAAAATGTTTTTTAGGACGCCAACTGCAGAACCGGCACCACTGAACGCTAATTTTATGTAGTCAATAACCGTAGATATGATTGTTCCAGCAGTTGAAATTGCAGTCTGAATGTTAGTCCAAGCGCTCTTAATAAAAGCGCTCAAGCCTTGGCCGGCTGTTCCTAAATTACCAAACATACCGATAGCAACTCCAATCCATTCTGCAATGACACTGAGAACAGGTTGTACAAAATTAAGACCTTGAACCAGCAAGTCAATAATTGGTGTGACTAGTTGTATAGCCACTTTAACTGCATCAAAGGCAAAGCTAACTCCCATAAGCGCACCTTTTACAACACCACCTAAGAAAGACCCTAAAATTTGAAATACTGGCATCAAGGCATCACTTAGTATCGAAATTAAAGGTTGTGCTGCATTCCACATGCCAACAAACGAGTCAACAACTCCTGAGATAGCTGGTCCAACAATCGCAGCGAAGTTAGAAAAACCTGCCTGTAGGGCTGGTAAAATTGCTGAAATTAAAGCCTCAAAACCACTGAAATCTAATCTGGCTAATCCGCTAATAATAGTGTCTATTACTGGTGCAACTGCACTACCAATGCTAGTAAAAAATGATGGCAACTGACTAAAAGCCGTTTTTAAACCGTTAAAAACAGGTTGTAAATTTTGGCCAATCTGTGCAAATTTAGCAGTAATAGGACTTAAATCAATACTAATTCCAAGGCTACTCATTAGACCTTGGAATTGACTTGTGATAATAGGAGCTGCGGCTCCAATAAAAGTACCAATTGCCGATGGTAATCCTTTAAAGATATTTGCCACCATCGGAATAAAGTTACCAAATAAGAAATTAGAAGTTGTCTCAGCCAGTCCTCGTAAAGCCGGTCTGATATCATCTCCTAGTGATAAACCTGCCATTACATTTGTAAAAGAGGACTTCATAGCAGCTAGTGAGCCTGAAAATGTAGTTTTTGCTTCTTCAGCAGCAACTCCAGCGATACCCATGTTGTCCTGTACCAAGTGTATAGCCTCAACCACATCAGCATAATTACTCAAATCAAACTTCTTGCCCATAGCGGCAGGTAACTTTTCAGCGTCTGATAAAAGACGCTTCATCTCTTCTTTTGTGCCGCCGTACCCAAGTCTTAGGTTATCAAGCATTGTATAGTTTTGCTTAGCAAATCCCTGGTAAGCCATTTGGATTGATGTGATATCAGTACCCATCTTAGCCGAGTTGTCGGCCATATCCATGATTGCCATATTAGCAGCCTTGGCAGCCGCGACAGCATCACCTCCAAGTGATTGCTTTAGAGATGCACCCATTGAAACTGCTTGTTCTGCATAAGTATTTGCTGATATTCCAGCTTTGTATGCCTCTTTAGCAAACCCTTTGACAGCAGTCTCAGCGCCCTTATACAATGTGTCAATACCACCAAAAGATTGCTGCAAATCAGCACCAGCGGACAAGGCAGACGAAATCATCTTACCGATTCCAGCAGCTGCAATGGCACCACCAATCATTTTAACGAGATTACCACCAATGAGCGAACCAGCGCTCAAACCAGCCGACCTTGCTTCGGGATCAAGTTGCTTCGAGATTGCTCCACTTATTCCACGAGCGGATGGCATAATTTGCACATACGCTTGACCAAGTTCTGTTGCCATTAGCCATCACCTCCTAGTAATTGTTTACGTGCATTTGCAAAATCCTCGCCAGACGCAAAAGAAATGACTTCATTAGCTTTTTGTGATTTAGATCCAGATATAGCTTCAACCATTGATTTAGGTTTGTTTTGACCAGATTGACCATCCTTAGTTTTAGACCAAAACAGCAAATTAGTATTATCGTAAATACCAGCTAACAAAACAGTATCCAAAGCCTCAGTCTCTCCAGATAATGCCATTTTTATCCTAGAGTTAGACCTCAAACCGACAGCAAAAACAGCCACCTGATAAGCAGGTAGCTGTTTGTAATCATATATGCCGTAGGTTTCAGCTAAATCACAAGTTAACGCATCATCATCTTTTACTATCATCTGAGCGAGGATTGCTAGTTTTTTAAATCTTTTTGACTTTCAAAAATTTCTTTGATTTCTACTCCGATAGCTTCAACATCTACGATACCATCTGCATCTCGTACATGTTCTTTTAGAGACTTAGCAGCATCACCAAGTAACAAATTAACGATTTTAACTACTGCTGTTGGATCAGTTTCCTCTTCTGCAATAGCTTCGACAAGTTCAAAGTTTTTTAATCGTTTTTTAGGGATTTCGTATTCAAACCCTGATGTTGTTTTTCCTTTTAAGATTTCCATTCAATACCCCTTACATTTCAAGACTTCGTGCCCTTGGCTTAACAATATATTCGTGGTGAGTGTCCCCATTTTCATCTGGGAAACATTTTAAGGTTGTTTCATAACCAACGACTTCGCCATCGACATAGACAATTTCACCTACTTCATCAACTTTTGCATTTGGTAAGACAATTCGTTTAAGGATGCCGCCATTCATAATCATGTCAACAACAATTGCATGAGCTTCTAACTCTTTTGAGTTTGACTTGATGTGTATACCTTTATCTAAATCTCCAGTAACGTTAGAAGAACCATAAACTTCCTTGAGAACCTCCACATTTAGTGACTCAATCAGCTTATAAGTAAACTTATCTTCTTTTTCCGTCTGAACAGCTCCAACAACATCTCCACCCCAAGCTTTGATGTTTTCCGAAGATCGTGTATCTTCGTTTGTAACGCCATCTTCAGACACATAGCCAAGACCTTTGAAAGCTTTATCTAATTCTGTAACGGCGTCAGTAGGCAATTTTGTACCAAGAGGTGCTGTGTAAATTGCTCCTCCTGCTTTCGGCTTTGCAGATGTCACATTTTTAGTATCATTTGCCATTATTATCTCCTTTTGTTAATAGTGATTAATGTCAAATACAGTTTGATAGCGATAACGCTTCGTTTCTGTATCTGTAAAATTGTAGTCAGCATTTAGATGGACACCAGCTATTTCAGGCAATCCTTCTAATTGCTCAACAACTTGCTTCACTTGCTCATTAAGCAAGGCAGCCTCATACATTGACTTGCCATAACTCTGAAAAGCAAAAGTGGAGCTTAAGATATGATTTTTCTTAGCTCCGCTTGTTTTTTCCAAAATGACAAATCGTGTAGGTTCATCTTTTTGATGTTCAAAAAAAGACGGCACATCTAAGTGCTCGTCTAAATATTTTTTGATAATTACTTCAATCAATTAGCGCACCGCCTTTAACAGTGTGTTATTTTTTGAGTTATCTTTCTTGGCCTTTATGGTTTTAGCACTGACCATGGCATTGGCCCTATTTTTCCCCACATGGATATCTTGGGCATAACCATCACCACAACGTTCTCTGATGGCTGTGGCCTTAGTGGTTAATACCTGCTGCATTTCTGATGATTTCATCAATTCGGCAACACCAGCTTTATTGAGCTTGAATTTAACTCTACTCATAGCGTTCAACCATCACTTTCTTGTTCCAGTATAGTGGTATAAGCTCTTCAATACCTTCTAGCGGAATTCCTACTGTGCGCCATTTTTTGCCGAAAAATCTAACTTCCTTATTTTCCCAATCGTGTTCGTCTCCTTTTGGTATAGCCAAGACATATTCAACCTTTTTTCCGGTCAAAGATAACTGATTAGTGATGTCTTCTGTAGTTGCTGGTGCAACAAGCACATTCTCAATTTTGATATCAAAATCAACTGTTACAGGATTTCCAAAAGGGTCTTTTCCGCTAATCGACTTATCGACTAAAGCAACTGTTATCCCTTTCAATTTCGCCATAAAGCTCAATTCCTCCATATCGTTGTTTTTTAGTCCAAGGCGCTTCAACTCACTGTCTTTAATAAAAAGACCTCCTCCAGGAACCAAATAGGAACCTGACCATGTATAGCCAAGGGCAGATTGACTCTCTTGAGTCATTGGTTCGCCTTGAGTAGATGTCATGAGTGTTCTAGCTACAATGTCAACCGTAACCGATTTAATAACATTAACAAAATAAGGCTTATCAACCATCGTTTTATCTAAGTCTTTGCCAACTTTGTCGGCTTCCATCCTCAACGTATCTGATACAACTTTCAAGAGCGCATTTGCACGTTTCAATTCATCAACAGATAAAGGACGCCATAACAAAATGACGTCATCTGTTGTTGCAAAATTTGCCATAATAACCCCTTTCCAAGAGGCTATTCGGCCTCATCTTGATTGCTTTTGGCAGATTCAAGCAAAGCAAGTAATTCTGGCTTTTTAGCTTTCTTGTCGTAATCAATTCCGAGTCCATCAAGTTTTGCTTTAAGCTCAGGAACCGTAGGCTCTTTGTCAGATGCCTGCTGCTCACTAACAAGCTCCCAGTCCCCACCAGATACAACTAAATCCGTTTCAATTGTATTTCTTGTCTTAGTATTAATATAAATTGCCATATTATCCCTCTTTAGTTACACGAACAAATGAACTTTCGTCAAAAATTGCCCATCCAAGGTAAGCTTCTGCACGAATATAAACTTGGTTACTTCCAGCCAAGTCAACACCTGTATTGTCTGGGTCTCCGAATTCGATAATCTTCATGAAGGCTTCTTTTGCGTAGCCCCACTTGAACATATTTTGGAAGTCACCAACAATTGCCACATCCTTTGTTCCTGACATCGTTGCGGAAACAGTCTTGTTTTTATCAACCGGCAATCCGTTAAGTTCATCAACGTTACCACCCCAAGCAAGTTGTGGGTAAAGTGCACCACCTTGACTATTTTTGAGTTTAGACATCGCTGTTGTAAAAATTGGATCAAGAGCCGCTCCGGTTACATCACGATCTGCGCCATCAATCATATTTACAACAGTACCCATTGTTGCATCTGGATCAAGTTCCACAAACTGTACTGTCTGAGTAACTTTTTTGTCAAAACAATTTGTTCCAATAATATTAGATGCTTCGCCTGTACGTGGATTAACTCCATGGAATGCCATTAGGTCAAGACCTTTAGCTGCTTTTTTTGCAAAACCATCAACGAAATCTGAAAGAATTTCAATTTTACGCTCTTGAGATGCAAACATATATTCATCAGAAACACGAGCACCATATTCAATTTTTAGTGGAACAATTGTAACTGGTTCTAAAGTAATTCCACCGTGACTTTTTTTACCATTTTCAGCAACGATATCAATTTCATTATCCATAGAAAAAGTAAATTCTTTTGAACCGGTAAATGGAATAGCTTTTTGTGTGCTTAATTTTGCTAACGATGAATGCCCTTTAACTTTGCTGATAACTTCTGTAAGTAAAATTGGGTCAAATAATTTTCCTTGTGATAATACTGCCATTTTATTTCTCCTTATTTCTAATCAACCATGCTTGACAATGCTGCATGAATTGGATCTACATTTGGTTCGTTTGATTTTACAGGCGGAGTAGGTTGTTTAGGTGCCATATATGAAGCCAATCGCTCTGCATCAGCTTTGAAACCTTCCTCATCCTCACCTTGTAATCTATCCGCTAAATCAAGTGGAAGTCCGAATTCTGTCGCAATACGCTGTTTAGCTGTTTGCAACTTAGTTTGAGTAAGTTCCCCGTTAACTGATTCCAACTGAGTTGATAATTCAGCTTCACGGTCTTTAAGCTTCTCAATAGTAGCTTGATAATTTGTTTCTTTTCCTTCTAGTTCTTCTACACGAGATTTTAGCTGGTCGTAATCTTGATATTTCTCACGTTCTCGAGCAATGCGAGCTTTCACAATTGCGTCCAACTCTTCTTGTGTTTCAATAACTTTAAATTCTGACATATTAACGTCCTTTCTCCTGCTTTCCCGGCAGTTCGGTAGATTTTTTAGCAATAAAAAACACCCTTTCGGATGGCATTTTGATATGTACCCAGAATCCTGGACACATATCACTTTTAACAGCTGGTTCTTTGCTTTCTTTTTGGCTTCGTTGTGTAACAAATCCAGTGCGCAAGCAATGCACTGTCCATTAAGCTAATGTCTCTATCATCATAAAGCGATTTATACCCAAAACCACCATTAGAGCCAATTTGCCTCTTTTCGCAGTTTGTAACAACTGCTGTAAGAGACGGTTGGTCACTATGACAAATGCTTTCCTGCATGATACCCTGTTCCCACATCATGTTAGCTGTGATAATCTCAGCAACTTTAGGTAATTCTGGTTTCTTTAAACCGTTCTCTTTCATCTCCTGAGCAAGTAATTCTTGGCCGCTAGCGCCATCAACTACAACCTTAGCAATGTCAGCCGATTTCAGGAAGTTAATAATCCATTGAGTACCATTCCTAACTGATAAACAGTCAATAGTCTCAACAAATACCTTATTTTCTGATGTTCTTGCTGCAATTGATACGGATACGTTGTTGCCATCTTGACCAAACTTGATACCGACAAAAAGCTTGCTTTTGAGTTCTGGCACTTGCTCAACTTTGAGTTTTGCCCATTCTTTTTCGGATATAACAGATTTTTGGTTAAATGATGGCCAATAACCTAAGCGTTGGATGTTGTGGTCAATCTCATCCTCACCAAGTTCGGCTTCGATTTTACGCTCATTAAGATGAAATCCCATTGACGGATTAGCAATATACCAAGATGATACATCATTGATTTTAACCATTTCTGGCACTGACCATTCTGCCCATCCAGAGTACCGCTTATTGCCTTTCAAGCAATCTTTACGATAAGCTTCAAAGACTGTACCGGTCGAGACCATTGTTGGTGGCGTTCCACACATGATAGTCATAGGATTATCTGAGTCGGTAACAGTATATTTAAGTGCTGACTCCTGCTCAGATGTGTATTCTTGTGCCTCGTCAATGATAAGTAAGTCAAATCCCTCACCAAGACCGCCATTTGATGTCCTAGTTCGGAACTGGATAACAGCACCGCTAGCCTTAAACTCTATACGCTCTTGCCCTTTTGCTTTATTTGATATAAAGTCTTCTCCATCAACATAACCTGACATCTCAAGGTATTTTTTTACCTTTTCGAATGATGCATGAGATGTGCTAATTCGATGAGCTGTATGCAAGATTTTTAAACCTTTATGCAAAGCCCACAGCTCAACAATATAGACTACTTCCGTCTTACCGTTACGCCGTGGGATAGCATACCCATACTTTTGATGAACCCACAGATCATTTTCACCTATGGCCATAATTGGGATAAGCATATTTACTTGCCATGGATAGCAGCTTAGCCCTGTTTTTTTGTAGTAATTAATAGCTTCATGCGCTAGAGATTTAGCAAAATGTAAATTTACCGATTGAGTAGGTCGCTGATTGCCAAGCTTTGTTTTCGTCTTAGTAACCATACTTATTCCTTTCAATCGTACTGCCTAGTTTTTAGCCATGCGACAGGGCACAATAAAAAGCCGTATTGCTACGACTTTGGTTTAAGTTGATTCATAAGTCTGTTCAAAAACATCAGGTTTACATGGATAAAATTCACCAGCGATGCCTTTGATGATGTAGTCGCCTTTTTGAGCGACCATGTCGCCTTCAAGAGTGGGGATTACAATACTCAAAGTCGAACATAAGGTATTTTGACCAATAAACTCTTTGATTTTTTTCATAGTTTGTACCCGTAAATTGAATTGCTTCAACTACGACCGGTTTCTTACGATATTTCATATCACTTCCCCCACTTACGTTTGTAGTTTTTCTTGATGTAGTCAACCGTGTCACCGATTGCCTTGATAACTGATTGGTTATCTAAAGTAGCAGCTTTAACAGTCGCTAACTCTTCGTTTGTTGCCAGAGCGTTCCGCTGAACAATTGATTTCAACTCCATGATTTCTTTGTTTTGATTTTTAATTGCTTCAGCCTGCAAGGCATTTTCTGCAATCAATAGCATGATAGCTGTTTCCAATTTACGTTTTTTCTTGATCCGTTTATTCATTACCTTCTCCTTTATTTAACTTTGTTGCACACGACATTTTAGGGACAAAATTTTCCGCAGCTTCTAAGGCTTTTTCGTAAGCTTCTTTTGTTTCATTGACTTTATTCATGATTTGTTGAAATTCGTCTTTGTTTTCCCAAGTCATTTCGACATTTTATGATATTTTATTCATGCTTTTCTCCTTTTTGGGCATAAGAAAAGCACCAGATTGCTCTAGGTGCTTAATATATTGCGTTTTCTGGATCTGGATCAATCGCCACCCCGCTATTAATAGCTTTGTTTAATTCCAGTGTTGCATCTGGTAGAACCTTTTTCCACTCATCAAAGTAAACGTCTGGCTCCCAAAAAAATACTCTATCAAGCGAGTCTTCTCCAAACTTTTCAAGATATTGTTTTTCAGCGTCGTCATATTTTTGACGCAGTTGCCGATGTAATTTTGGTTCCATATTTATCACACTTTCACAAATAATCCAATAATAAAATTCAAAAATTCAGGGTCGTCATTGATTGTCTTGTAGTCATATTTCCATGTTTTTTTGTCAAAGGACTTAGCAAATCGTTCTTCAGGAACAAAAATACCTTGTAATCCCATAGTGAAAACTTCAGCTGCATCGCTGTAGTATTTACCAATATATGGTGATATAAAGTCATCTTTCTTAGTAACTTCCCCAATACCATAATTTGAACTTGGAAAAATATCTTTCAAGCGAACCTCAGCTTCATTAGCAGTTCTTTTATCTACCCAGGCTTTCTCTAATCTTACTAAATCAGGATTAACCAGTTCAATCATATGTCCTATCTCATGGTAAGGTGTTGTTTTTCTTGTTCCATTTGTAGCAATAACTAAATCTTCATCATATCCATTGAAGTAACCGCGCTTCCTTTTTATAGCTTTTAGTTTTTTACCAATACCGTCCGGAACAGCTGCCCACTCAGTTGGATAATTTTGAAAAGCCTCTTGTAGCTGGTCTTTAACAAGTTTAGATGAACCTTTTGCCCAAGTATTTTTAGGTATTTCTCCACCGATTTCACGAAAATTTGAGAAAATTTCTTTTAATTTCTCTTTATCTCCTATATGTTCTGAAACTCTAAAGTGATAATTGATACGTTTCCCTATATCAATTATATCACTCGGACCAACCTTTGTCATATCTAACTTAGCGATATCATTTTTGATAGATTCTACTAGAGCACTTTCCTTAAATTTTTCAACCCTTTCTATAGATTCTTGAGTTTTTTCTTTCTTTCGCCAGATTTTACTCCAAGCACTCTGAACTTTTCCATTCTTCGGGTCATAGTCAAGCGTACATCGACACCGCTGATGTCTTCTCCATACGTCCTTAGGGACTTTTGGATAACTATAAGTGCCAACAACCTCACGACACCATTCACAACAGTTGCCACTTTCTGTTCTGACAACCTGTGGCGTCATACCTGTTTTATATTGTAAATCCGCATTTGCCTTGATGGTATCATCCACAATGGACTGCGAAAAATTAACAATCGGTTCACCAAACAGCCATTTTACATCATCAAATGTATTCTCGCTATCCAAACGATTTACCATCCCGTTAATCTTGTCTCGATTTAGCGGTGGACGTTGCACCTTTAGACCAATCTGAGCATTCTCATTTAAAATCCGCTGAACATCACCAGCATAACCTGAAATCAATTTGTAATTCCGTCCCATAGTCTCATCTAAGAGACGCTTAGCGATATTGTAATACATTTTACCGTCTGGTAATTTATCCGAGGTAATAGAGCCTGTCAGAGCCAAAGATAAAAGTTTTCCAACTTCAATACCAAACTCGTTGACTGTTTTATATGTTGCTTTTTTAGACTTCAAATCTGCAAAAGCCTTAGCAACGACCTCGCTTTTACCAAAATACTTTTCAAAATCCTGTTGAACTGATTTTAAAATCTTAGGTAAGACATCATCAGCCATCAGTTGTCACCTCCGTCGCTTTTGGAGTTGGATTGTCAGAACCTTTTACCCCAGTTAAGTCACGGATAACATCTGCATCCATGAAACCAGGAATAGCTTGATTAAGCTTAATAGCGCCATCACCGACTAAAGTAAGCATATTTGCATCAGCTTCAAAAAGAGGTTCCCATTTAATTTCAGTATCCATGAACTGATTGCGTAAATAAGGAAACTCATCCCTTAAACAAACAGCAATATACGCCGCATTTAGAAATCCAGAAGCAAAAGAGCGTTGAGCTTTACGTCCTGCTGCTCTTAAATTTTCATGCGCTGCTTTAATAGCTTCTACTGATGATGGATTGTCAGATGGAAAACCAAGATCATCAAGAGTGAGTCCAGAACCACCAGCGAATAGGGAAGCATACATTTTTAAATGCTCCATGAAAGGAGACATACTGGCTGTAGTAAACTGACCAACAGTTGGCTTATCTCCGTCTTCATCTTTTGAGATTTCCAACAATGTGGATACCGTAGCACGCCACTTTTCCATCGGTTCAGCGTCTGGATCCATGCCTAAAACATATTTTTGTGGGAAGCTATAAAACTCTGCGGTAACTTCAGCACGCTCCAAAGTTCGCTTGGCTGCCATTTGATGGTACATCCCAGCCTTAGTAATACGACTGCGACCAAATGGTCTTACGGCATCTGGTCTGTGAATGATAGGAACTAACAACGGATGACCTGTTGGGTTGTCAATGCTGTATGCTTTCCCGTCTTTAGGATAATACCAGGTGTTTTTGTCAGTAAAGTAGGCTTCTAATGTGGGATTACCGTTTGAGTCAGACTCTAATACTGCATAGCCTTCTGTTAGTAAAAATGTAGTTGGATCAAGTATTCCTGTCGCTTTACTGGCTTCTATCACTTGCATTTTGGGAAGGCTATCTTCCGTCCCTGGCATGATGTACACAAAGCAACAAGATGCAATTAGCGCCGATTGGATAGCCGTATCAAAAAAGATATCAGGGTTATTCGCTTTAAAAATTTCCCAAGCATTAAAATCATCGTTAGCAAATTCCCTAAAAATAATGCGGTCTGCCAGACTATCAACTCCTTTAGCGGTCCATTCAATCACAGACCTGTACATCTCACGCACATTGTCAGGCATAACAATACTTCGTGTGTTGTCTCTGTCGTCCATGGCATAATAGCGGTATCTTTTATCAACACCAGTCTTAAAAAGAGCTAACTTCCTACGAAGATAGCCCATACCCATATAATTCATTTCTGCTCCTTTATTTTTTGCATGACTAAATCTACAAAGTTTTCTTCATGTACATCTATTCCTTCAATAAGTGTTATTCCAGTAAAACCAAATTCAGATTCATTTGCCAAAATTTCCTTTTTTAGTTTTTTATAGTGCTGCGCTAAATTACATATTTTTTTAGGCTTTTCTGTCACATCTGTGTTAGGATTTAGGACTTTCTTTTTTTCTTTCCTCTGTTCAGCCCGTTTTTGTTTCATCAATTTACGTTGTTTCTCACGATTGCCTTTCTTACGGCATTCTTCAGAGCAATATAAAGTTCTATTGGTTTTTGCTTGGAAGTTTTTTTTGCAAATTAAGCATTTCTTTTTCAATGAAATTCAACCTCCAAAATTTTCTAAATCCTAACGTGAGAAAAAATGTACAGTGACGGCGTGAAGCTCGGCCGACCGACCGGGTAGGGAGATACCCCCCATTTCGCTTCTAAGAGCTTTTAGTATAAATCAATATATTTGCCTAAAATCACTTTTTAAATGCAAAAGATGACCAGTCTCGACTTTGAGGAAGGTTTCTGTTGCCAATTGTCTTTGGCTCGTTGCTTGCTTGGTTAGCAAACAACTTATCAGACTTCTGCCTGTTGCACTGCCAGTGAGTTAACTGTAAGTTCTCAAGCGCTGATGGATGACCACCTTTTGCGATAGGAACTATATGATCTATTGCTGCGCTTAATGGATGTGGATACTTAAGAGACTTGTCCACTGGCTTGCCACAGATACCACAGACAGTGGCTGCCTTTAGTAACTTCTTTTTATTTCTGTCAAATGCTACCCGGTGGGTACCTTTTTTATCTGCCCTTAACTGAGACATGGATGGGCCTTTCTAAATTTAAAAGAGGGGGGTATTTTCTTACCTGTCCCTCATTTCTTGATAATACTATATTATCACTTTAAAACTGTCATGCACTGTTATTCACTGTCAATCGCTGTCATTTACTGTCAAATTATTTAATTCCTTAGTTGCAACTCTTAACAATCTGAAATAGGTGCTTTCGCTGCAATTTAGCTCATCAATCACTTGCCATCTAGTCATCTTATCAATATAGACCATGCTCAAAATCGTTTGACTGTCTGTATTTTCAAGGCTATCAATCAGGTTTTGAAGCTCTCTTTGTTTTCTTATAGCTTCAGCAGTCTTCTTTTCAATATCTTCGGCGGTTGCAATCAACTCTACGTAAACACCATCTTGTCGTCTTTTGTTGCCGCCAGAGACTTTATCTGCTGTCCATTTAGGGCTAGAAAGCAACGAAGCCTCAATCTTATCTCGACGTCTGATTAAACTAGCGATATATAAATCTAAATTGCGTAAGTCTTTTAAAATTGCCTTAGCTTTGCTCACTAACTAGCTCCTTTTTGATATAATAGATTTGTCAAATTATTAACTAAGGAGTCAGCTGTGAGCTGGCTTTTTTTGTGAAGAAAAGCCCTCTCTTCCTTTTTTTATTTTGACACAGGCGCACGATGTCGTGTTAAAGCATTTAACTTACTCTCTACATGCACTATCGCATCACCAATCCATTCTTTGACATTAAATTCTCGCTCAATATCTTGAGTCCTTGGCATAACGTTAATATCACTAAAACTCAGCATGTCGTCTTTTGTATTTTGCAAAAAATAAATGTTTTTAACTTGTCTTGTTAAAGAGTCACCATGCACCACCACACCATTTATCCCTCTTATAGACATATTAAAGAGTAAAAACGGTAATGCTCTATCAGATAACTCCTCTACTTGATACCAATAATCGCTTGGTTTATAGGTAAAAGGATTTGATGATATCCTATGTCTTTGCCATGCTTGTATGAGGATTCCTCCTGTGCCTACTGCACTCTCATGATATGTGTGCCCGCTTACCAATCCAGTCAGTAACTTAGATACACTTAGCGGAGTAAAATCTTGCTTTTTATTTTTACGATCGGCATGCTCATCCTCAAAATATCGCATAAACCAGTCATAAGATAGATCTGCCTCAATATCCAAAAACTGTCTAAATATATCCTCACGACTATCTTTATCAAAGAGTATGTCCGTAAGTCGTTTGGGTGCTTTATAAACTTCGTCGATGCCTAGTATGCGATGTATCTCATCGATCTTAATCATGTCATTCTCCATTACCTGTCATTTCCGCAATCCGTTTTGTCTGTCTAGATCTATCCTCGCTAGCACGTTTAAGCTGATACTGCGTGCGTTTTAATTGCTGCGTTAAACCTGTGATTTGCGGCTCGTAGTAACTTTTAAGTGATACGCAAAGCCCTAATACGACAATCAGCATAACTGTTAGTGCAGCGATAATGATGCTTTTCTTTTTGATTGCTTTGTCTTTTTTTACTAACTCATAAAGCAAGCAATCAATCATCTGTTCTTCAGTCATCCGTTTACCCCTTCATGTAGTACTCGTTTACGCGCTTGCCGCTAGCTAACTCTAGCTGTCTAATAAACCGCATCGCTTCGTTTTTGGTTGCGAACTCGTGCTCCTTAAACAGTTTTTTGTCATAGATCGCGTAAGTCGCTGTAATACCTTTGTTGTAAACTCTCACAACGTGTTTTTTAGTAGTAGTCATGTGTCTCCAATTCATCAAGATAGCCTTGATTGACATAGTATGAGCCAATCAAAATAGCGTCTGCTTCGTCGTCTTTGACCGATTTATTAAATTCTTGCTCCACTTTTATTTTTGACTGTAATTTCATGGACTTCTTGCTTCGGTCTTTGTAGCTAAACTTCCAATACTTACGCCACGTTGATACATTGATAAACACGACGTTATCAGCTATTAATCTTCCTAAGATAATTCCTGTAACAATACCGATTTTAAGCATGGATTGCTGGTTAGGTCCCATAACTGAATTTTTTTCGACTGCGATTGTACTAAAATAGCAATCGTATTTTTTTAATGCTCGTGACTGGATTAGCCTTAATTGACTAGCCATATAGCGGCCGCGCTCAAAGTAGGATTTACTCTTATGTTTTAAGACACCACTCTGGATAAGGTCTGAGCCTTTAAATAAGGCCCACCCTGTTCCAGATGTTGAGATGTCTAACGATAAAACTAGATTGCTCATTCAAGCACCCCGCGAATGCCAAGGGTTTCAAAGATATTTCTCTTATTATCTTCGATAAACGAGAATACTTTTATGATTTCATCTGTGTCTTTCTTATGCTCTTTAGCAAAATATGAAGATGTTAGATTGATTTTAGTTTTGGGTTTAGCTTCAAGAATGAGGTCGTAGGCTGTTTCGAATAACTCTCCATCTTCATCAAGTGACGGTTCGTCGTCAATCTTTTTAAAATCACTAATAAAATCCCATTGCATAGTCAAACTGCCAGAGATGGCAAAGATTCGGTTTACTCTATCTAAAATTAGTGCTGTTCCTGTTCCTGTTCCTGCAATTTTGATTTGTTCCATATTTTCCACCTTTTTAAAATCCACACTCGCTCTAAAATTGTGTGTGAGCATTGGCAAGGACGAGTGTAGCAATTTTTTATATCATCAATCCTGTTAACTTGACGATATTCCAACTTTCCTTTTTCACTCGGAAAATATTGATACTGCAAAGGCCGAGCTTCACTTTGCAATAGGTTGTTAAAAAATCATTACCCTTTGTGTTAATTGATTAGCTCTACAATACTCGCAATGACCGCAAGGCTTAGGTTTTTCTATGCCTTTTTTAACGTCATCTAGTCGCTTGATGTTTTGAGCTAAATCGTCTAACTCATTTTGCATAGCATCTACATTTTCGATTGCTATTGCTCTAGTATCTGAAGGTGTCTCTTTTGTCACTGCGTAGATAATCGGCTTAAACGGCTTATTGTATTTAGCTTCTAGCATGGTTTTGTAAGCAGCCATCTGTAAGATGTAACCGTAAGCCTCAAACCAGTAAACTCGCTCTTGGCCATTCCAGACCGTATCGTCAATAGGGCCTTTTGTAGTCTTGATATCAACAAAGTAACCATAATCAACATTTAGACAGTCAATCTTTCCTTTGAACTCAACTTGGCCAAGAAATCCTGTGATGGCTACCTCTTTTTTGCCTTGATAATATTTCATGAATTGATAATCATTTTTAAGTGCTTCAATCATCTGTTCTGCGACTAAATAGTCTTTTTTGAGCTGACCTTTGGTTGCCCCGCGACTCGAAATCATTTCAGAACCATTCAATTTTTTGAATTCTTCATGAGCTTTTTTGCTCTCAAAGTAAGAGTGGACATAATTCCCGACGAGCAGCGCAGTGTTATCTCTGGTATCTGTCCAATTCCCTTGTAATTCAGAAAGCGCCCTCGATTCGCATTCTCTAAAACGCTTGTACTGACTAATAGACCAGTATTTAATCGCTGATTCACGGCTATAATAGTCCTTTCCGAGCAAGTCTAACTTCGTCATGGCATTAAGTCTCCGAGATTATCAAAGAGGTTGCCTTCGCTAGCTTTAATTTCGCCTGCTTCTTGGTCAAAATCAGGAATCTCATCTGCTGGATAAGAGGTATCTTCTAAAACCGTCTTATTTTCGTCTGTGAGCGTTTTTTCTGGTTCTGAATGTAAGTCTTCAGTTACATCTTTTAAATCGCTAGGAGCATCCTTATTTTCGTTCTGATGACCAATTAGGTCATCTAGACTGTTTGTTTCTTGTGGAGTGACATCTTTGACTTGTCTGTCGTTGTCATATTCGTTTTCTGTGGTACGGTTTACCGCATCTACAAACAAATCATTGTCATCACTCGTATTAAAGAATTGTTTAGCTGCCCGATTAATGACTGTCCGTTTTGCCATTTCTTGAGGGAAATTCTTTTGTACGCTACCATTTCTTGACTGCCCCCAAGATTTATCGATTTCTTTTTTGGTCATAATAGTCATGACCTCTTCTCCATCGTTTTTTTTGATGATGCAATAAGCTCCCTCGATTGGATTGTCTTGGTTTTTCCAGTTGGAATCATGCTTAACAAATTTCCATCCAGTTTCTGTATTCTCTGCTTGGAAATCGTCCCCCTCGTAAATAACCTTTACGTAAATGTCTTTTACTTCTGACAGTTGCTTTACAACTTTCATGGTTCCGAAGTATGAGCGATTAAGCTTAACGGAATTTCCGTAAGGAATGAAGTAGCACTGTGTCTTCGCTGGGCTTAGTCCCTGAGTTACCATGTCAAGCAAAGCGTTATAAATGCTTTCGTGCGTGCATTTTTCAAGCAAGTTCCCGCTATTTGAGTTTTTCAAGGCGTAGTAAGCAGAACTTAGTGCATTGCTTACACTGTAATTTGGTGCGATCAGCAAGCCTTCGCTTTTCATGGCTTCAATACGGTTTGCCACGTTTGAAGTTACTTGCTTTTGCGTTAATTCTGTTAATTCTGTTGTTGCCATCTCTATTCACCTCCAAAAACCTGCTCAAACATTCCATTTACCATACTTTTAATTTCTTGCTCTTTTGTTAACTCTGGCACTGATTCGCCATCAATAAATTTTAGGTCATAGGATGCTTCAATAACTACAACATCACACCCAAACGTTTCGGCTAAATTATCGATTTTATCTTTTTGCATGTTGTAAGCTTCTTCTGGTAAAAATGATGCCAGTTGAATGCTATCTGTAAGTTCCACATTATAAGCAAGTACATCTTTTTTGTTTTTGAAACTCTTTAAAAAACTTCCGTCTTCAGTATTTCTTAGCACTACAATTTTTTCTTTGATGTTCATTTCATTTCCTCTTCCTGTGTTTTAGTTGCTCTCCCAGTCTTCACTAAATTTAAAATCATTGGATTTGCTCACATAATCCCTCGACTGCAGCATGTATATCTGTCTGACCTGCGCCAAGATATGTTATTCCCGCTGCTAAAAAGACTTCTCGTGAAGTTAGAACTCCACCGAGCTCATCAATTGCCTGATCAAGGTATATGCTAAACGTTTCAAGTTCTTGTTTAGCTCTGATTTTTGCTTTTTCTGCTTGTTCTGGTGTCATATTTTCTCCTAAATCGCATATTTCTTGCGCAATTGCCGCAATAGTGTCATGTACTGTGATTTATCAACAAGCCCGAAATCAAGCAATCTCTCACGTTCTTGATGGCTTGCTCTGTACCAGATAAGCGTTTCTCTATGCTGTTTTGTCATAACACATTCTCCTGTTTATATCGCTCTATTCTTAATCGGTCTGCTTCTGCTGTTGTCATACCGGTTCCAAAAGCGTATAGGTTTATCCAATTAAAAATTGGCTTAACTCCATTTTTTTCGATTCCTTCGGCGCAGTAACTAGCAAACTTAGCAAAAGTCTCTTTACTCGCCGTTTTACCAAAATCTTTTTTGATTTGTTTGTTAAAAAAATTAAAAATCTCCTGATCCATCTTCTATACCGTCCATGCTTCCTAGAGCAAATTCTTTTAAATCTGGTTCTTTGTAGTCTGGATTCGACCAGCTTGGGACGTTTGAGGTAGTTACACTTCGTTGTTTTTTACTATCTTCAAACCGTTGCAACCTGTCTCTGACCTTTTCTACTGTCGTATCTCCAGATTTATACCAATCAACTAAGATTTTATTGATATACTTCCAACTGATTTTGTTGTTTTCTACCGCTTCTCTTAAGGCAAGGTTGACAACTTCAATTGGCATGTTATCTTCGTGAATCCACTTTTGAATATCTTCGATTTCAAATGGCGATATCATCCGTCCAAAAGTTAATTGGAAATTTTCAAAAAGCTTTTTTTCGTCCATAGCTCCTCCTGATGTTGATGATGATGCTTATTATCTGTTAGTATTTATTGTTATTTAGTATTTATTTAGTGTTAGTATTTATTAGTTGGCTAATTTGTTGATTAGCAAATTGCACATTAGCAAATTGCACATTAGCAAATTAGGTATTAGCAATTTTTTCTAGTTCTAAGTCCTGTTCTGCCTTCAAAGTATTGAACGCCTCGTCGCTTATTTTTCTGTCAGAACAGAATCTATAGGTTTCGGTACCATATCGCCCGCCAAATGATTTTCTATAAGTTCTGATATACTTGGCATTCTCTAACGCTTTCAACTGGCTTCTGATTGCAGATTCGCTATCCTTACAACGTCTAGCGAGCTCTTCAGGATAGACTCTCCACTCGTCTGCATTACTCAAAATGGTTAGCAGCAGTCCTTTTTCCTTATTAAAAAGTTCTTTGTCCTGAATAAATTCATTACTAACAGCTGTGTAACTACCTGTTAATGTCTTGAAAAATGTACTGCATCAGCTGACCACCTCTCCTCTAGAGCGCTTCTCGCTCCACCCTTTACTATTTTCTAAAGCCACTTCCCTAAAAATTTTTCGCTTATTCTCGGGTGAGTTATGTTTTTTAATGACTTCGTGTTGTATCCTAGCGATCATACCTAAGATGATTGTTGTTACTAATAAAAATAATTCTAATTTGTTCATGTTATACTCCTACTCTTTTTTCGAATTTAATATTTTCAAGCATTTCTGGCAGTGTCTCTTTTTTTGTTTTATAACGATTGCGAGATTTCCACTGTACAAACAGTTTGAATCCTTCGTAATCAATGAATACGATTCTATGCGTTGGATTTAATACAAACTGTTTAAAGTCTGGATGATCACGCATTTCTGTCGCCCACTGCTTTGCAGTAGCAACTGTCAACCCCTCCCATTGTTGAATCAAGTGTTTATAATCACCATGAGAAGCTGTTTCATTAACATCAACTGCTCTATAAGTAATTTCTGCTTTTGGCATATTAATATCCTCTCTCTTATGTTATAATTAAGTAAATTAAAATTTGTTTTGAGTCCGACGGCAATCGGACTTTTTTTGCATTCTCCTACCGTGCTATAATAAAGCTATCATTACGGAAAGGAGGTTGAGTTATGAATTGGAATCAAATCATCGTGACTTTTTTAACTGCCTGTGTGCCTGCTTTGATTGCTTATTTAACCAGTTATTTTCAAACTAAGGCTAAGTTCAGAGAATTAAAAGTCCAACACGAACATGAAATTGAACTGTTAAAGCTTCAACAAGCTAACAAGCAAGACGATTTACAAAATAAATTGATGTTTGACGCTCTGGCCCAAATTAATCTTGCTGAAACTATGAAAGAACCTGTTCAGCAAATGATGGCAAGTCAGCTAAAACAAGCTTTCGAACAGCAGCGCAAAAATTAACTATCCTGACCGATATCCTCTTCTGAGGGTGTCGGTATTTGTTTGGCAATAATCTCAATGGCAATTTTTATGCCAGTTAAGAAACCTTTTCCATAGTCAGAGCCTAAAAATTCTAAGATATTTTCAGTAATCAATCGTTTGAGGTTTTCTTCCATATTTTCTCCCTTCGTTAGTTTTGTTACGTTTCTAAACTGGTAGATATTCCTGATTAAGGAATTTATTAATAAAGTATTGTTGCCCCTTACCAGTAACTTTTGGGGTTACATTTGTTGTAGTGTGACCATCAGAGTGATTGATGGCTGTTTTTTTGAGTTCAAACAATCCAAGTTGCATACTTTTTTGCGTTGGCTGATTCCAAGACTCACCGCGGCGACTGATTAGGTAGCCTTTGGCTCGTAACCATTGAAATAGCTTATTCTGACCAATATTGATCCCATTCTGTTTCAGGATTTTAGCTAGCTCACCAATCAGACAAGATGATTTGCTAGCACTCACAGCGTCTGCGAATAGTACCTTTGGACGGTCAGCCTCAATCTGGGCTTCTAGCAACTTCTTAGCCTCACGCTCCTCTTTTAGCTTTTGTAGCGTAGCAATGGCAAAATCTGGATTGTCAAGTAGTTCATCAGTTGCATACATGCCGTGTTTACGTATTGTTGGTAATACTTCTGATGTGACCCACCGTTTAAACTCTTTGGCTTGTGGCAACTTGCTAGATAAGATGAGAGAGTAGAGACCTGACTCGTTGATGATGGTCATCGTTTGAGTTCCACCGAGGGTGCCCTGAATTGGGGCGTCCTTTTTGTCTTCATCGTCAACATGACTAGCAATTGCATTTCTTGCTTTTGCATACCCCAAAATCTCTGCGACATCTTTCCCTACAAAGTAAGGTTCATCGTCAATGGTTACTGTTCGGACTTCTTGTCCTTTAAAGTTAAAAATTTCGTTCATACTAATCCTCCATGATTTCTAATCTACCACTTTCCAATTCAATGACTTGGTCAATGATACCTCGTCCAATTGCTTCTCAATCGCTGATAATCGTTCTCCTATGTTCATATAGCTCCTTCATTGTCGCACTTATGCGACTATATCACTAAAAAAAATAGACATCGCTTCATCTTTTGAGAGCGCTAAGGCAGACACAATTAAGTTTGCTTCTCTGATAGTAAAACTTCCGTCCCGCTTCATCTTTCGATAAAACGTACTCTTATCAATGCCTATTTCATCAGCAAGAGATTCTTGTGTAGTATTTCTTTCAGCAATTTTTCCTTTCAACTTTGAAACATTTACCATTTATACTCCTTTCCAGTTGTCGCGTTTATGCGACTTATTGGTACAAGTATAAAACATAGTGATGTATTTGTCAACAAAAAAATCGCGTTTTTGAAACTTTTTATATTGCAATTTTGCGACTGAAGTTATATAATTTCATTGTAGTATATAGAAAGGAAACAATCTTATGAACGTTGGCGAAAGGATTAAACAACGCAGAAAAGAATTGAAGATTAGTGCGGATTCTCTCGCCGAAAAGGTAGGAGTTTCTCGTTCCACTATATTTCGATACGAAAAAGGCGAAATAGAAAAAGTCGGACCAGAGGTGCTAAAAGATATTGCTAAGGCTTTAAATACCACACCGTCTTACCTTATGGGGTGGGAAAATGACCAACCTCAGACAGATTCCGAAACACTACAATATAAAATGATTCAGCGTAAAGCTAAATCATTGAGTGTATCTGATCAAGAGCGTTTGCTCCAGCTTATGGATTTAACGTTCCAAGATATTTTAAATGGGGGTGGTGACGACGAGCACGACTTCTAAAAAAGTTAATTATCAAAACATCAAGATAACAGCCTATGACTTTTTGAATCAGTATACTAATGGACGCTTGCCAATCGACTTGCTTCACATTATCAATCAAATCGATAACTTACATTTGATGAAATACACCACATTGGCTAAGAATAATAACATGACTATTCTACAAATCTGTGACTTACTTAATAGCGAAGATGGTGCACTGTGGTATAAGACTGATAGCAAAAGCTATATTCTGCTTTATAACGACACAATTACAAATTCCGAAAGAATTCGATTTACCATTGCTCATGAACTTGGTCACTATGTTCTAAAACATAATGAAAAAACCGATAAAACCATTCTTTCAAGATATAACTTGTCGGATCAAGAATATAATCGATTTGAAACGGAAGCAAATTTTTTCGCCAAGCACCTGCTAGTTCCATTTCCAGTTTTAGGGAATTACATTCAATTCTTCAACAAAATGGACTCCGTATTCATACAATCCGTTTTTAAAGTCTCTTACACAGTCGCTAGCTTTGTTATTAACAATCTTAATACAATGTTTAGTTTTGGAGTAATCAAAGAAGGTCACGTTGTGGAGGAACAGTTCATCCCATATCTAACTGTCAGTAAGTCAACAAGGATATGCAAATCATGTCATAGTAAAATCAACCGATACTCAAACTACTGTCATATCTGCTCAATGAAACAGTACGAAGGACTGACAACACTAGAGGCTTGTCTGGAAAATAAATACCTTGAAAGGGAACGCATGAAATACAATAAATATCTTTTAAAAGAGGATGGTTGCCCAGAAACCTGCCCAAAATGTGACAACGAAGAACTGGAAAATGGTAACTACTGCAACGTTTGTGGAACTTACATCCGAAATATCTGTATCGGGAACTACGAAAATAACTTCAATAGTTTCGGTTATCCACTTCCTATCGAAGACTTCCTGAAAGATGGTTGTCACAAACCACTAGCAGGAAACTCACGATTCTGCCCTGATTGTGGTGGTAAATCAACATACTACTTTCAAGGATTACTTAAAAATTGGGATATTGAGAAACAAGAATATGACGAAATGCCATTCTAGCAATAAGTTAAGTCATTGCTGATTAATCAATGGTAATCGAGGAAATTAAAAATCAATAATAGTTAATAGAGCATAAAAAAGCCCCACGCTTTCAAACTTGGCGGTCTGAGCGTGAGGCAAATCTAGTATAGTAAAAACCTGCTTTGCAGTAGGTCTCTTTACTATACCTATTTTAACAGAAAATGAGGTAAAAAACAAATGTGGATAGAAGAAACTGATAACGGTAAATTCAAATTTCGTGAAAATTATAAAGATCCTTACACTGGAACATGGAAACCTGTATCCGTTACTATGGAGAAGGATAATTCAAGAGCTTATAAAGCAGCTCGAAAAATCCTTGAACAAAAAATAACAGAAAAAATAGCGCAATTAAAGGCCTCTGAGTTACTTTTCACGGAACTTTTAGATGAATGGTGGGCGTTTTATAAGAAAGAGCTTAAAAGGTCGTCTGTAGCTTCTCTGACGGGTAACATCGAAGAGATAAGGGAAACTTTTGGAATAGGTGTTAAAGTAGTGAATATTGATCCTAAATACGTTCAGAATTATCTCGATAACCTAGATTGCTCTAGGAATAAAAAAGAGCGTAATAAGTCTATGCTAAACTTAGCATTTGATTATGCTGTTGGTTTGGATATTATCCAAGATAATCCTGCAAGACGTGCTAAACTCCCAAGGGTAAAGAAAACTCTTGAAGACTGGAAAAAGGCTGAAGAAAAATATCTTGAAGAAGATGAAATTAAACCATTATTGAAAGAATTGTACAGAAGACCTAGCACTTACCGTCTTGGTTTGTTGGCTGAGTTTATCAGTTTGAACGGTTGTCGTATCGGTGAAGCTGTCAGCATTGAGCCGTGCAACTACGAATCTAAGTCAAGAATATTGCAGTTGCACGGAACATTTGATCATACAGAAGGATATCGTAACGGGGAAAAGACAGCACCAAAGACATTAGCTTCTTATCGTGAAACCATCATGACAAGTAGAGAACTTGAAATTCTACAAGAGTTAGAATTTATGAACGAACTAGAAAAAAATACAAATCATAGATATAGAGATATGGGATACCTTTTTACAACAAAAAACGGTGTTCCAATTCAGACTAACTCATTCAACTTAGCTTTAAAAAAAGCTAATGAAAGATTGGAAGACCCAATTACAAAAAAACTTACTAGCCACATCTTCCGTCACACTCTTATTAGCCGTCTAGCAGAGAATAACGTGCCGCTAAAATCAATCATGGAACGTGTAGGACATGCAGACGCTAAAACTACTGCCCAAATTTATACGCATGTCACAAAGAAAATGAAATCAAGTGTAGCTGATATTATGGAAAACTATTAA